GCAGCCCGGACTTATCTTCGTGCAGCCCGTAATCGGGTTCCATGTAGATTCGGTCCACTCGATCTTGGAATTGTTAGCCATGTTTCAATCCTTTGGTATGGGAAAGGTCACCTTTGTGGTGGTGCCCCTTTGCGAAGCACATTATAATTTTCTGAACTGAAAGCCTAGCAGGCTCGCGGTGCGCCGTGTAATTCCGTTGATTCCAGAAAATCAAATGGTTCGCGGACGCTGACGCAGTATTTGGCGGACACTTCAAGTGCAATACGAGTCAGCTCTTCGGCGGAGGGCACCGAATCGTACAAGGCGTCCAAAGCGCCGAGAGCGTAGCTTCTTCCTGCGCCGATAGCCCAGAAAGGCCCCTGATGTTCGAATACCTGAAAATCTTCCTGAAGCGTATAAATCGTATTTTTAAAAACGAACAAGGCCGCCGTATAATCCGATATAAATTCCACCTTTTCGGATTCGCGGCACGCGCCGTTGGCTTTAAGCGTTTTCTTCACGCTATCGACAATCGTCCGGTATATGTAATCGGTGTCAGTTTCGATATTTTTCTGCTCGGGGATGTCCAGATTATATTTGAGTAACTGCGTCACCCGTCCGCTGCCGGCCACACCTACAATAATACCGTTTGCTCGCCATATTTTCATCGGCCCGTTCGGAATGCCATCCGAACTATCCGAGTATACATACTGCCTGTCCGCACCAACGACAATAGTGTTATTTTTTTTGACGGCGACAATACAGGTCATTTAATTTTCTCCTTCGCTGTTAAGGGCCGCATCAAGGCCGCGGAATATGCGCCAGGCGATTTCCGTTATCAGTTTGCCGTGTTTGTCGGTGTGGTACCGGGCGGCGTCGGCGCGGTTGGTCAGGAAGCCGCACTCGACCAATACGGCCGGCATTTGCGTTTTTCGCAGCACCCAAAGCTTCCGGTAAATAAATTCGGCCTTCTCGCGGCTGTATATCGCCCTGACGCCACGGTTTTCGAAGGGCACGAGTTGCAGCTCTTTCTGAACACATCTCGCCATCCTGTGACCGACGGATTCGGATTCGCCGTCGGCATCGGTTTCGGAAAAGCACCATGTTTCAATTCCGCGGGCGTCCTCGTTTTCCGCGGCGTTGAGGTGGATGGACACGAAATAGGCGCCGAGCCCGTTGGCGATCCGTGTGCGCCGCTCGAGATCGACGGTACGGTCGGAATCGCGCGTAAGGGTCGGTTCGAACCTGCCGGAGGCGTCACAGAGTCGCCGAAGCACGAGGGCGATTTTCAGGGCCAGGTCGGCTTCACGCAGCGCGAAAGCGACGGACCGGGCGCCGGGGTCGTTTCCGCCGTGGCCGGGGTCTATTACGAGTTTTATTTTACACATCGCTGTCTCCTCGTCTGAAGGCCGGGGAATTACAAGGGGAAGGAAATCCCCGCCGAATAAACTTCCGGCGACCACACCTTGTCGCTCGACGCGGTAAGCGCTATCCGGATTTTGTACCACCGGGCCTTTACGGTCACCGCCTCGCCGTCGAGCACGTTAGTCAGGCAGACCTCCTCGCCGTCGAACGCTCCGATTTCGCTGGCCCAGGCGTATATATTCACCGACGAATCCGAAGGGGTATACGCCTGGAAACTCCACTGACCTTCCCTTTCCGGGGTTTGGCCCATGTCCGCCACTATTTCCCACCAGCCGTTTTCGAAATACCAGCCCTCGTCAAGGGCCAACAGGATGGTCCCGGGCGACGAGTCCAGGTCTATGTTTTCGCCCGAGCCCGCGTAAAAGTCAGCCTGAGTGGTGTATTCCTTTTCCAGCGGCATCTCTCGCGCGCGCACCAGTTCCCAGCGTATGGCGCCCCTGGCCAGGTCGGGTTTTTTCGAAACCACCCACCACAGGTGGTCTATCGATTCGTCGCAGCCGGGCGCGAAGAACGGCACGGCGTCCCGGCCGGATTCGGCGTCGAAGACGAAGTCCTTGTCGGGATCATAACGTTTTTGCCATTCGACGTACAGGCGCGGATCGGTGAGCACGTGCGAACGGATGCGGACGACATCCCCGAGCTGCACGGGAAACGCGCGAAAGTTCGTTTCGAGGCTTACCCGCGGCAGGCCTTCTTTCGCGAACGCCAATATCCTGTCGGATATATCGGAAGCGCGGTCCGCGCCGAGATACACGCCGGCGCCGCCCGAATCGTCCGGCCCAAGCCACCTGGACTTGGTGCGGAAGTTTTTCACCCCCCAGTTCCCGGTGGACGTGACGTCCGTGGACACCTCCTGCCCCTCGTAATCGGCGGCGTCATCGCCTTCGCCGTCCCAGCCGTACCAGGTGGCGATCCAGTTGCGCAGCGCGGCCGTATCGTGCGAGAAGCTCATGTTGCGGAATCCGAATGTCGCCGGGTCCCAGGTGTCAACGGGGCTGCCGACGGTGATGAGCTTGATGGCCAGCTTGCCGGATTCTCGCGTGAGCATGACGGCGCCGATTTCGCGGCAAATTTCCGTAATCAGGTCGAAGGCGTCCTCGGGGCTGGACAGGGTGCGATTGTATTTCCAGCCGTCGAGCGAGCCGGCGGCCTTGGCCTCCTCGAAACTCTGCAGGTCGAGATACCGGTCCGGGACGTTGACCTGGTTTCTCAGAATATCCTCGATAATCGCCACCGGGTGGGCGGCGGTGCCGCCGTTGTTATACACAATCGGCGTTATCAAGCCGTTGGAATCCTCGGAGGGTATTTCGGTTTCGAGGTTGCCGAGGTAGTCAGTGACGTCGAGGGTGACGACGGCGCCGTCGTAGCTCCAGTCCTCGATCTTCCCGGCGTAGAGCTGAACGAAGTCGGCGAAATCGAGGCGCGGCGTGCCGATTTTCACGAAAACGGATTTATCGTACAGATAATAATTCTTGAGCAGGCCGGTGACGACGCGGTTGGGATTGAACAGGTCTATTTTCAGACCGCTGATTTTCGCGGTGGATTTGAGCAGTTCAAGCTGGTTGGAAAAACCGGAAATGCGATTGACCAGGGGATAAGCGCCGTCCACGGAGTTTTCGCCCATGGAGAATTTTTCAGTTATGTCGTAAACCGGGGATATTTTTTCAACGTGCGGCATGGCGTCGCCGTTGGTGACGATGCGCACGGTAACCCGCCAGTAGCGGTGCAGGTCGGTAATCTCATCGCCGTCCTGCACGTACCCGATGCCCGTCCAGTCGGAGGCGTTATCGGAATATTCGGCGCTGAACGTGACGGAATTTGTGCCGGCGGCGTCTTCCACTTTATCGAGCTCCCAGTGTCCGTTTACCGTCGGCGTTTCGCCGATATCTATAACGCCGGTACGGTACATGGCGTTGAAAAAGTGGTTGAAGTAAATCGGCGCGTCGTGGGTATGCCAGCTAAGGGGGCTGCCGTCGTTGCATCCTCCCCAAGCCACGGCGGTATTATTCGTCGAATCCCACGCGAAACCGTGGCGGGAGTAAGCGTCCGCGCCGCCGTCGAAGTAAAACGGCGCCAGCTCGGTCCACGTTCCGGCCGAATAACTGAAGCTTAACAGATCGCGAGCGGCGGCGCCGTTGGACGGATTCTCCCCGCCGAACAGCAGCACCTTGCCCGATATATCATCGTAGCAGCAACCCGGATACCTGCGCACGGAGACCGGCGGAGCAGAGAGTTCCTCCCACTCGTCGGTGTCGGGATTATAAGCCAACGCTACGTAATCGTTTCCCGTGGTGGGCGCCACCGTGAAGAATCTCTTATCCGTCGGAAGCCAGCAGCCCGCGCCATAGGCTATTTTCTCAGGAGCAAAAGTCCTCGAACCCCACACGCTACCTGTGAAAACAAGTGTCCAAGATACCCATCCGATGTTAGCAGTGCCGCCGGCGACTATCATTATATCGTCGTCAAGATCGTAACAACACATCCCCCCTTCGATGGGACCATAAGGATAGTCCCAATTGGCATTGGTGCTCCATGTATTGGTGTCGAAATCGTATTTGTAGGTATCCTTCAGCCTTCCGGAACCGCCCTTGCCGCAGGTCAGCCATATCTGGTCGGGGCCGGAGGCGTATACCGCGCAGGCGTAAGCCCTGGCGGACGGCACGTCGCCGGACGGGGACAATTGCGTCCAGGCGTGATTTGCCGGGTCGAATTTCCACATGTCATTAAGATAGCCGCTGCCGTTGTAACCGCCGAACATATAAAAGCACCCGTCTGCGGGGCGATATATCCAGACGTGCCCGACCCTTTGAGAGGGCGGGCCGGCGCCGACGACGTTCTGCACAGTGTACCAGTTGCGGGGCTGCGGCTCGAGGTGGCGCTCCGCCGTGGAGCCGTGCGACCATGTAAGTTGATAGACGTTAGTGTCGTCGGTGAAATCGTGGGTGCCGGGCGTGCCGTACTTGCCCCACGTGCAGCCCTTGAAAGTCGTTCCGTCAATATCCGTGTATTCGATTATTTCGGTGTTGGAGCCGTCCGTTAAAATAATATAAGCCGGGTGGGCTCCGTTCGCGGCGGTGAAGCCGTCGGTCGAATCCACGGTGATGGCGGCGTCGCCGTGAGTAACGCCGCCCGCGTCGTTCACCTGGGTGCTTACCGGGTTGGTTTGCTGGGAGCCGGCGTTCCAGTCGGCTTCCGAAGTCTGCTCGTCCTGCAGCTCATCGATAACCACCTCGACAGTTGCGACCAGGTCGAGATCGGCGCGCGAGAGTTCTTCGAGGGCGTTTTCGTTTATGTTGAGAATTTCAGTCCTCCCGGTTCACCTTTTCGCGATTGCCGCTTCGAGTTCGTCAATCCGCGCGCTGAGCTCTTTTATCATAAGTCTAAGATTGTCCGCTTCCTTCCGCATGAAGGCGAAGAAGTCGGTTTCCGCTTCCACGTCCTGCGACCAGCCGCACGCGCAGGCGAACGTGGTTTCCATATCCGCGGTGATGCATTGTCCGCAGGCCGGGCAGCGCATCATCTTGGTGACGCCCGCCACCGCCGTTACTCCTTGTGGCGAAGCATAATCGCCTGGACGTTGAATAACGAGCCGCCCAGATTGAGCGCCGCCTGTGTGAGGTTCCGCGCGATTTCCTCCGGCTCCCCGTTCCGGCTTTCGAGCAGCGCTCTGGCGTCGGCCACACTGCGCCTGGTGATTGCCAGCGAATCGCGGACGTCGGCTATATGGATATCTATATCGCCGCACCATTTCGGCGCGTTTTCCGCGGCGGCCCCGCAAAACGCCTGCGCGCGCTGTTCGAGCATCGGCAACTGGATTTCCACCTCGTTCGCCACGGTGGACGCCACGGCGACGGCGTTTTCCACTTTATCCCATTGCGGTTTACCCGTTTCGGCGTCGCAGGCGGTAACGGCGGCCAGCGAAAAAGTCACTATAACAAGAGGCAGAAGCGCCTTGCCGAACAGGTCCTTGATAACGCTTTTTATTTTGCCGCTGTTTTTGCCGACGAGCCTGTTGGCGTTTTTCACGGACGTCAGCGTGGGGATCCAGCCGAAATACTTGATAAACACCTGGTCATCGCGGGTGGAATCGGTAGCCTGGACTATCAGGCGGGCGATCATGGCGATGAAGCCGAGTGTGGCGAACCCGATATATACCCAGATTCCCCACGGCTGCCCGGCGGTGAGGGCTATGATGAGGTTGATGACCTTTTCCGCCGTTTGCGGGTCGAGGGCGGGGCCGCCGGCCGTTTCGGCGGCCGGCAGCGCGGCCGGGATTATTACGGCGGCGCTCGCCACAATCAACATCGTGAGAATTCTTCTCATAACGACAACTCCTTTTTTCACCTTGGCGGTTAAGAAATAATGTTCAGCACGATCGCCGCCGCTATTTCCGGCGACGCTTTTTTGCTGAGCGCGTTATACATCTCGACGGTGGAATCGAATTCGCAGCGGGCCAGCATTCGCGCGTACTTCGCGGCGAGTTCGTAATCCTTCTTCTCCGCCGCCTCGGCGGCGCTTTGCGCCAGAAAGTCCTTGATCAGCCCGGGCCCGGGCACTCCGTCCCATCTGAAACTCATCGCCGTCACCCCCTTTCTTCCGCATATTTCTTGTTACGCCGTTCGGCGCAGATCGAATTGAAGCTGTCCTTGGTGAGATAGTTGCGCGCGACCTGCAGCTGAAATTCGTACAGCGCCGTTTCGTTGCTCTCGACCTTGCCGTTTATCTTTTCGACCCGTTTCTTCAGGTCGTTCCACGTCCAGGCGACGAGGCCGGCCACCATGGTGGACATCAGGCCGATGATTGACATAAAAATATAGATTGTCGCGTCCATTTTTATCAGACCTCCCTGTTTCCGCCGATTTCGTATATCGAAAAGTCCCACTTGCGCAGGTAGCCGCCCATGTACGGCACGTTGCGCGAGCGGGATTCGAGCTTTGCGAACAGGATGTCGTTCGCGTCGGACGCCGGGCGCCATGCGAAGAAAAAAGGCATCCGCCCGTTTTCGGTATCGTCCATGAACTTCTTTATATCGCCGTAATCGGCGGGCGTGATATGGCGCAGCGTGCCCGCGAAACCGCGGCGGCGAAACAGGTATGTATCCACCTCCGCGCCGTAATCACCGATGAATTTCCGCGTGCTGTTGCCCGCGGCGTGCGGGTCGAATTCGCCGACGAAGTTGCGGGGCAGGCTCCACGCTTCGCCCAGGTACAAGAGGTTGACCTGCTGCGCCGACTGGCCGGTGACGCCGGTCATCGGGGTGAAGGTGATCTTGAACTGGACGGCCTTCCGCGCGGTTCCGGCGGTGGCGAAGAACGGCTCGCGGGTTGTGCAGTCGGCGCTTGCGATAAGCGTCGAGAAGTTCGCGCTCGCCCAAACGGTGTCGGCGTATTCGACCTGATAGCTGTAATTGCAGACGCCGTGTCCGCGGCCTATCGCGAGGGTGTCGACATCACGCACTTCGCACAGGTGCACGTCGTCCACGTAATACGTGCCCGCCTCGGTGGGCCGGAAGTAAACGCGGTAATCGCCGTCGGTCGAAGGCGTGAACTCGACGTGGCCCTCGGTGACGGCGGTTCCGAGATTATTGGAATAGGCATCGTACTGGTTCGCGTCTTCCGATAAGTCGCCGTTGAGAAAGCCGTAGCGCATCGAGCGGCCTGCGCTGTCGGCCTTCGCGACGAAGCTGAGCCTGTATGTGCGGTCGGCCTTCAGCCGGTACGTTTTGTTGGTGGCGACAATCAGCACGTCGGTGTTGTCGTTCGCGGTGGTCGCGGTGATTTCGCCGTCGCCGTCGCCGGAGATGGGCGAAGAGGTGTTGCGGGCGAGGCTTCCGGCGCCCCCGCCGGAGGTGTAGACAAACCAGCCGTCGGTGTTGATTTCGAAGTCGCCGTTGTCGAGCAGGTTGGCCGCCTTGATCGTCAGGTAGTGGGCGGCGGCGCTGCCCGCCTGCCACCACGTTGACGGCAACAGGTCGGCGGCGTGGCGCGCGGGATGGTCGGAATGGGAAGAGTCCGCCGTTACGACGGCGTGCTTGAGAACGTTGTGCGCCAGTATTTTAGCGGTTTCACTCATATCTATCTGTCAGTCACGCGTTACCTGCAGGTTATATTTTCCGCGTTTCGCGGCGCCCTTTCCGACGGCCTCGGCGAGCTGCGGCGCCACCACGTCTTCGACAAACGCCTTGGTATCGACGACGTTCCCCTCGACGCGAATGTTCGTAACGAACGTCGTGCCGCCCGCGGCTTTTTCCGACGGCACCGCCGTCGAGCCCGTCGCGCCGCCGCCCGCGGCGGCGCCGCCCGCGGCCTGCTGCCCGGTTTCCATGGATTTCGCGGCGCCCTTCAGCGCGGCGCCGACCACCAGCGCCGACGCCGCGACGGCGCCGTACATCGCGGCGGCTTTCGCGGCGTCGGGATCCTTAAACAACAGCGATTCCGCCATCGCGAACACCGCCTTAATCGCCGCCTGCCTGCCGATAGCCAGCACCGCATCGGCGGCCATTTCGAACATCGCTTTGGCGTAAGCCTTCGCGCCCTTTTGGGTGCCGGCGATAAAGTCGGACATGGCGTCGGCCATGACGTCGTAAGAGCCGCCGATAAGGCTCGTCGCGCCCTGTTTCGCGGCGGCGTTCATATCGTTCCAGAATTTCTGCTCCGCGGTAAGAGTTTCTTTTTGTTTTTCCTTATGCTTTTCCGCGGCCCGCGCCAGCTTTTCGGTTTCCGACATTTCGCCGCCCGCGCCCGGCGCGCCGCCGGGAGGCGCGCCGCCGAAATCGACGCCCGCGGGTTCGACGCCGGCTGCCGGTTTTGTTATGTCCACCGTGCCGGCGGCCAGCTTGAGGCGTTCGAGGTCGGTTATGAAATCATCGACGGCGACGCCCGCGACCGCCATCCCCTCGGTTATGTTGGAGGCGATGCTTTTGCCGGCCTCCTTGGATATCTCAATCGCCTCGTCCATCGAATCGGCGGCGTCGTCATAGGTCCGGCGCAGTATCGTCCAGTAATCGGTTTCCGCTTTTGGGATTTGCCTGAGCGTCAACCCGGCGGCTTCGCGCAGGCTCGGCGGCAACAACCGGATGATGCCGCCAATGACTATATCGCCGAAGAGGTTGCGCACTTTCGTCCACGCCCAGGATGCGGCGGCGATGATCGGCGCAAACAGCTTTTTACTCCATGCAATGCCGACCGCGAGCATCGCGGCCATCGCGTCGCCCAGAATAAACGGCAGCTTGGCCATCGCCGTGCCGGCGATGGCGAGCGACAGTTCGAGGTAGTGCGCGAAGATATCCGGAAAATTCCTGACGACGTTGACCAGCACGGTCTGTATGTTTTTCCAGACGTTTGTCCACACGATTTGCGTGCCGCGGGCGCGGTCGGCGAGCTTGCCGACCCACCCGGTGATATCGCGTATGGTTTCCTGCAGAGGGCCGGATTTGTCGAGCCACATGCCGACCGATTCAAGCAAATCGCCGAAGGCGTTTTTAAGCTGCACCAGCCTGCCCCACAGGTTGTTGGTTTCAGTACGCGCCATCCCGCCCATGCGGGTCTGTATAAGCTCCAGCAGGCGACGGAAATCTTCCGCCTTGTCGCCGGTCTTTTCGAACTCGAGGCCGTAACGCGACAGAATGGCCGTGTTTCCGGCGGCGGCGCGGCCGATAAGGTTAAAGGCCGTTTTTACATCCACTTTTAAACCGGCGGCCAAATCGAGCGCGGCTTCGGTGGCCTCGTTAAGGGCGTCGCCGGCGAGGCCGGAAAAGGTCGCGATCATCGCCTGACCCTGTATTATGGCTTCGTCGCCGTAGCGCGTCACACTCTGCAGGGACGACGCGTAGTCCAGCGCGGCCTTATACGCTTCTTCGGTATACGTGCCGGAGTTTTTCATGGCCAGCGCAAGCTTGTTCTGCGCCTGCGTCTGCTGGTCGGCGAACTGCAACAGTTGTCTGGCCCACTGCACGACCTTGCGTATGACGAGCACGCCGCCGAGCGCGAGCGCAACGCGCTTGAGCGTTTTTGCAAATCCGGCCATTGCGCGGTCCGACTTTTCGGTCTGGCGCTGCAATCCCTGCAGGCCTTTTTTCGCCTGCCCGGATTTACGGGTGACGTTCTGCTCGCCCTTCAGGTTGATATCTACGTTGAGGTCGTCAGCCATTTTTCATTCGCCGCTTTTGTCTTCGGCCATGTCGGCCAGCATTCTTTCCTCTTCGATTTCGTTCCTCACGTTCCTGAGCAGCCGCAACCCGCGCGCTTCCCACGGCTCGAGCTGTGATATGTCGAGCAGCCCGAGTTCGCGGTCGCCGTCGAGCTCGAGCAGGTAGCCGATAACGGGCGGCTTGTCGGCGAGCGCGTCATCCAGATCCCTGCGCTTGCGGGTGGCCGGGCACTGGTCGCACGAGGGCAGCGGATCGCGGCAAAGTTTCCGCGAGCCGGGGCAGTATTCGGAATCGATCCTGTTTTTCTTCGCATTGGCCTTGCGCCGCTCCCATTCGTCGTAGTGGTAGTTGATTACGAGCCGGAATCCCTCGCGGACTTTTCGCCAAAAGGGCCGAGATCGGAGTCCGGGCCGTCATCGTTCTCGTCGTCGTCATCGTCCACATCCCCCGCGGCCTCGCCGGCGTCCAGCAAGAGGTTCATGACGGTACGGCAATGCAGCGGCCGGTGATTGACGATAAGCTCCTTCCAGTCCTCGCGTTCCATCACGTCTTCGCCGTCCTTGGTGTAGCCCTCGACGCGGAGGCACCAGCGCCGCCAGAAGTCGAGTTCGATCTTCAGCGTATCGCCCTTGACGCGGCCCTTTTTCAGCGACAGCGCTTTTTGCAGCTCGCGGTTGTACGCCCGGAAGTCGGGCAACTTGACGACTTTCATATGGTGCGTGAGTACGTCGCCTTTTTCGTTTTCAATTCGTATCGGAGTCGTTTGCGCGGTTTCGAGTTCATCCATGGTTTTCGACCTCCTCCTCTTCCTCGTTTTCGGTTGGGATTTGCGTTTGCGACAGCGGCAGCCGCGTTTTGCCGACGACGGCGGCGATCGCTTCGGACGCCGAGCTGTCGTGTTCGGCGATGTACATGTCGCGCCAGCCGGGCAGCTCGTAAATTTGTTTTCCGCCGACGGCGCAGCCCTGCACGAGCAATACGCAATCGCGCCACAGATCCGTTGCGCTCGCCGCGTTTTCAACCTCGTCCGAAGTCGGAACACGCAACGTGTGGGCGTGCCTTTCGCCGGTTTCGGTGACTGTAATTACGTTTTTGAGTTTCATTGAAAAAAACTCCCGTCAGGTCGCGACCGCGAAATAACTGGCGACGTCGTTGTCAACGACCACGCTCACGAAATTATCGGAGTCGTCCTGCTCGATGTGGAATGCCATCTCCTGCGTTTTGTAAGGCGCGCTGACCGCCGAGGTGCGGCCCGCGTACCTGACCTGGTAGAACGTCCAGACCATATCGTAATTCTGCCCGCCGCCGATGGTGTCGCCTTCAAAAGTGACAATCGCCTTGAGCGCGGTGTTGGCCAGGAAGTTGGTAAGCTCGGTGTCGGTCGAGTGCTGCTTGAACGCCAGCGACAGGGAGGGCTTGCGAACGCCAAGCAGCGCCTGCCCGCGATAGAGGCCGGAGCCGGGATACCAAGAGTCGTCATCCCTGAGATCGTTATCCCACTCGATAGTCAGGCTTTCGAGCGCGCTGGATATGTCCTCCTCGGAACCGGCCACTCCTATCTGCACCTTCTTGAGCTGCAACAGGTTTACCGATTCCACCGACTGAAAACTGTTCGCGTCGTCGCTGACTTCGCCCGAGCCGACCAGGTCTACGGTAAGCGTCGGGAATTCCTTCATTCGGCCCTCGATGCTGAGCTTCGGGCAGACGATGCCGGCGGCGATGTTCTGGCCGGGGCCGTCGGAATAGCGCAACGACGTGGACATGAGACTGTTGTAGTCGGCCTTGCCGGCGGCCTGCGCCTCCGTGCGGTCGTTCGGCACTATCGTGTGCGTCTGGTAATCGGTGTTGTCAACGCTGGTGATCTTGCCGAGGCAGAGCGCGGCGAAATAAGCGGCGGTCTCCGCGCTCAGCCGGAACGGCAGACCTTCGATTTTGAGATCGCGTTTGACCTCGTATTGCGCGTCAGGCCATTCGACGCCGCGCACCTCGTCGTCGTTGCCCTCGAACGTTATCAGCCGCTGCACGTTGATACCGTCGGCCTGCGGCGCCCACCGCTTGGTAATGTCCGCCGTCGCGAGCGCCGCGCCGTAGGTCGATTCCTGCTTGACGCCGAACTCGATCTTGTCGAGCTTGGCGAACTGCGCCACGGTATTTCGGGTTGTCTGAGCCATTTTATTTCCTCCGTTACTATTCGCCCCAGCTGACGCTGGTCTGATACCGGCACCGGTAGACGCTGACGCCGACCGAATTTCCGGCTTCGTCCACCAGGTCGCCGACCATTTCCTCCGAGACCGGAACTATCGGCGTGCACTTGTCCGAGGTGAGCCCGAGTTCGGAGTTGATAAGTGCGTTGTGTATAAGCTCGATTATATCCCAGGCGCCCGACGTTTCGGCGTCGCCCGCCGAGCGCATTCTTTCGCTTTCGGGGTAATCCACAAACAGATAAACACTGAAAGATATGGTTCTTTCGTAAATTTCGCCGGGGCCGGAGAACGCGCCGGAATCCCGCGCGACAACTACCGATTTTTGCGGCGAGAGCAAAAGTTCGCCGGCGATCTTTTCGAAATCCTCGTAGTCGCATCTTTTTATATTGGCGGCGGGCACCTCGCTTACCAGGTTGTTGTCGGCTTCGAGCGTGGCGACGACCGCGCCGAGCAGGCTTTCGGAAGTGCGGTTACTCACGATTGACTTCCCTTTCCATCGAGTCGGCTATTATTTTCAGACCGTGGGCGATATCGTCTTTCGTAAAAACAAGAAAGGGCCGTGCGGGTATCGTTACGTCGTGCGGCCTCACTTTTTTTGCAAACACGACAGTCCCGCCGACTTTGAACCGGAGCGCCTTCGCGTTTACCGGCCGGATTTCCGGCAGCGATATGGTGCCGCCGAAGTGGTGGATGGCCGCCTGCTTGACGCCGGTGCCGACACGTATTTTTTTACCCACCACCTTGCCGTGTATCGAGCTGCGCATCCGGCCGGTTTTCATAAGATGCGAAGCGCTGCCGTCCGCTTTCTTTTTCCACTTGGCGGGACGGCCGCCCGCGTCGAAATTCTTTTTGACGCATCCCACAAAAAACGGCACGGCGAGTTTGAGATGCGGTCCGGGCTTTTGCACCGCGCCCTCCAGGCGCTTTATACGCGCCACCTGCCTATCCATGCCGTTTATCTGTACGTATCCGCCGGCCATCTTATGTATCGTCCGATGAGTTGACGGGGCCTATCGAGTAGCCCCCCAGTTCGTCGTAATCGCTGTCGCCTTTGCCCATCGTCATATCGAGGTCGTCGCGCGTGAGAAATACTTCGGCGACGTCCTCGTTGGCGTCGGCCGCCGGCAGGGTCTCCGCGTCGAGACCTACCTTGCGGTCACGCAGGTCCTGAAGCCACCGAATCCATTCGTCGTATTTTTCCTTGATGTGGTCGGGGGCGGTGCGGCGGTTGGTGCGGGTAAGCCACAACTCGTAATAGGCCATCCAGGCGTTACAACGCTGGATGCTTCCGGGCGTGGATGTCAGCGGCGTTTCGTAGCCGGCGGCCTTGCAATAGCTTTCTATCAGGTCGGCGGCATCGAGCAGCAGGCGGTTGAGTTCGTCGCAGGTGTAGACGCCGGCGGACTCGGTTATCGTGATGCCCCGAAAGGTTTCGAGATGGCTCTGGTCGAACATGTCCACCATGTTCGTAACCGTGGCGTAAGGCGCGGCCATCGGGTCAACGACCTCCGGGCTTGCGGAGAAGCAGGTAAATTTCGAGGTTGGTTTTGGATGCGTTGGATTTCGCGGTAACGGCCAGATAACCGTAAGAAGTCTGTCCGTCGTTTACCATTACACAGCCCTGTCCAGACACCAGAGTATCGGTGCAGCCGACATTTGAAATCAGGGGCAGGTAAGTCACCACATCCTCCAAGCATAAGACGGCACTGGCGGGAAAACTGTCCAACGGCGAGATCGTAATATCCAAATCGGTCAGGTTGTTGGCGCCCGTATTCCTGATGTACAGCACCCACGGCTCGGCGGGCAGCGCTCGTGGAGTGAACACCGTGGCGGCGCTGTCTCCCAGATCGCTGGTGCTTTGGCTAATGATCTGCACCCCGCGCGCGTGGGAAGCAACGGTCTGCGCGCCGACGGAAACGTCCGAGCGGGCGATGCTCACAAGGGCCATCGTAACGGCGACGGCGACAAGCGAGGCGATTATCGTGTTTTTCATTTTCGGTATTTCCTTCCTTTTTTTAAACGCCCCGGGGCCGCATCTCGCAACCCCGGAGCGGATTTTAATGCCTGAAGCGTTAAGGTCTCAGGTAAATTTCAACGTTTTCGTCACGCGCGGCGGCGGCGGTATACGATTTTCCGATGCAGTGCAGCTCGTCCTCTTCCGCGCCGATTTTAACGGTCGCGGTACGCGCGGCCTCGACGTCGCCGACGTATATCTCGGTAACCAGTAACGCCGCCGTACCGAAGGTCTGCGCGGTGGCGCCGTTGAGCTGATCGGCCTGGTACGCAACGGTCGTGCCGTCCGTCTGCGTGTATTTGATGCCTATCATTTTCGTAGTGGCATCGTCGGCTTCGGAAGTCGGCTTGACGTTAAACGCCGGCTGCGAGCCCGCGCTTACGGAAACGACGCCCGCCGTCGGGTCGGCGCCTGCGGCCAGTGTTGTAATTTCCTGGTCTCCGCTTGCTTCGCGCACGGTGAGCGTGCCGGAAGTCGTGCCGGAGCATTTGACTGCGAGCACTTCGTCCCAGTCATTTTTCGACGTCGCCTGCACGGTGGTGCCCGCGATGGCGAGGTCTTCGGTGCTTACGGTTTCGCCGGTCACTCCGATGACCGTGCACGTGGCGCTGTCGCCCGCGGTGTCCGAAAGCATTTCGACGGCGTCGCCCGCCGGCTGGTTGCCGAATCCTCCGCCCGAGCCGGAGCCGATAGTGACGCCGCTTACGTCGTTGGTTACGCACTGCGTCACACGCCCGCCGTCGGCGGCTTTTATGTACGCGCCCGCGGCGATGCTCGATGCGGCGACCCCATAGACATAACCCGCGCCGATTTCGATGGACTCGGTCGCGCTGAACGACGCGTCGCGCAGGTTGACGCCCACCACGTTTTCGCTGTCCACCGTGGCGGCCACCAGGTCGCCGGACGAATCGAGCTTTACCAGCCGATACCCGGCGACGGTTCCGTCGGCGGTGTCGGTTTTGGTGATGGTTATGGTGCGGCTGTTGATCTTGAAATCCGCGCCCGACAGATGAAATTCATCGGTCGCCGTCACCGTGGCGTAGAGAGTTACGTTACCGCGGAAGTCGGCTTCGCCGCTGACGCTGAGGGCGGTAACGCTGGTGTCTCCCGCGTTCGTAACTCCGCCGTCGGCGTATATCATGCCGTCCACCTCGAGGTCGCCTTCGATGTAGCCGTCGTCGACGCCGTAGCCGTGTCCGCTGGTGGAGCCGGTGCCGACGCGGAGCTTCGTAAAGTAGGCGTTGTCGCCGAGCTCGATTTTCGACAGGAACACGGCCAGGCCGCGTTCATAGAGCCGGGCGGTCGCTTCGGGCGCGGCCAGCCAGAACGCGATTGTAGTGACGGCGACAAACGCCGTCACTATCGCGATCACTTTTATCGTTTTAAGCTTTTTCATCCGTCTTGCCTCCTTTCGAGCCGGCGGCTTACGAGACCGCGCCGTTGAAGAAGTAGGCCGCGCCGGAATTCACCTGCTTGAGCACGTAATCCAGGCAGTAACGGATGACGGTCGTCTCGGTGCCCTGCTCGTACCACTTCTTTATCAGTCCGTTCTGCTTTTTATTGACGAAGTGATAGGCAAAGCTCTGCTCGTAGTTCGACGGCCTCGGGTTGACATACACCAACCAGGCGTGCTTGCCATACAGGTAAGTCTTGGTGACGGTTTCCGATTCGTCGGCGGAAGCGCTGTCGTAAACGGCGTCCGCGATGACGACGCGCGGAATCTTGGTCATCTTGGCCAGGTCGGCGGCGGTTACAGCCTCGACCGCATTACGCTTTTTCCAGTCGAGCAGCTGGTCGGAAACTATCATCTTGTCGAAAGTCTGCCGGCTGACGACCAGCAGGTTGGGGCCGGCGCCCCACGTGGCCTTCCGCACGTCGGACGCGGCGTCTTGTATGTCGCTGACGATATCGGCGGTGTTGTCGTCCCACGTAGTCGAAGGCGTGCCCGTGTTGTCGAAATTCCCGGCGGTTTCCATGAAATTCTTGAAGGCGATTTCCCTCTGGAGCAACACGGCGTCGCGGGTTTTTACCGCCAGGTTTTCCTGGATCGTGCCGGGGCCGGCGAATTCGTTCTTGTCCTCGTCGTCGAAATCCATCTCGAGGCCGTGCCGGACTGTCGAGTCGGATTGCCACGTGGCGTTCTCTTCCAGCTTTTGCGCCCGAGAGCCCTTCGGCCAGATATCGTCGATGGCTTTGCGGGTGATGCCGGAATATTCCTTATATTTGAATTTCTTCCCCGGCACCAGCACGGGCGGGGCGACTTCCGCCGCGATAAGCCCCGTAAGCGGGGGAGTGTCCGCGGCGAAGGTGGTCAGGTACCTGTCTATATACGCGTTTTCATTCATTTCGTTTTTCCTCCGTCAGTTTTTTCTCGCGGTCAAGAGGTGCTGATAGTGCCGTGACAGACGAGCACGCGGATTTTCAGGTTGTCGGCCGTAGCAGCTTCGAGGGCCATCGCGCCGTAGCGGTCCTCGTCGGTGTCCGCCTTTACGCCTTCGCCGCTCGCGTCGCTCTTGAGGAAGTCGCCCACCGCGATGTTGGTCGAGTTGCCGTTCACAATAAGGCGAGTTATTCCGCCGCAGACGATGCGCACGGCCTCGTGCTGGCCGGGATCGTTTTCGCAAACGCCGAGCACGTTTTCACCGGCGCCGGCAAGCGCCACTTCGTCGGAGTCTGTGCCCTGCACCACAAAATGATACGGTTCGACGGTCGCCGCTTCGGCCTTTTTTCCGGGCAGGTAGAAATTGTTGTCGCCACTCATTATTTTTTCCTCCGTTTATTCACGTTTTCGGTTTTCGGTTCAGTCCGTGCTTTTGACGGGCTCGCGCATAAGCTCCTGCAGCCGCCGCGCCCTGTCCGGCTCCGCCTCGTTAAAGGCCTGCCGCTGCACGTTGATGTGCGCATCCTTCAGGCCCTTCTTTTCGGCGAGCTGGCGCACGAGTTCGTCGTACTTGTCCGCCGCCTTGTCGGGGGCGCCTTCGAGTTCGGAAAATTCGACGCCGCCGCCGGTTTTTTCTTTCTGCCGCGCGTCGGCGGCTTCCGACGTTTTCGAGGTCGGCACCCACCTGGCCTCGCGCAGCGTGCGCACCGCTTCGGACAGCGGCATCGTTTTTCCCTCTTCGGAAAATTCGATTTTGCCGTCTCGGGCGATATAACCCTTCTCGGCGGCCAGCACGACGGCATAAGCGTCACCGGCGGTTTTCGGCAGCCCTTCCGTGTGAGCGGCCTCCACCTGCGCGGCTATTTCGGCGAAATCGGCCTTGCGCCGTTCGGCCTCGACCCTTTCACGGAATTCCTTCAGGTCGGCTTCGGCTTTTTCCGCACGCCTGACCGCTTCGTTCTTTTCGTTTTCGAGCTGAGCTTTTTGCTCCGAAAACTCGGCGGCTTTCGCGGCTTCGGCCTTTTCGACCTCTATCTGCTTTTTCAGCTCCGCGTTTTCAGCGCGCAGCCTTTCGAGTTCGTCCATGTCATTACCTCCGTTCGATGCGGTGTTCGAACAATCGAACTTGTCGTAATCTCCGAAATCGTCCGTTGCGGCGAATTGGAAGACAGGTTTATAGTTAAGCCCTTTTACTTCGGGCGGTGTTTTTCCGAGCGCGGCCAGATGCCGCAGCGCCGTCAGGTTCCGCAACCCTTTTTTGCCGGTGTTTGCAAAGTTTTTATAAAGCGCCACGCTCCAGGAGAGCAGCCGGTTGTTTTTCCAGTGCTCTTCGAACTTATCGTTGGTGATTTCCGCGCGCGCCAGGAGCTTATCGCCGTCGCGCCTGAGCTCGATGACCTTCCCGTCCGCCAGCTCCTTCTCGCGTATATCGCCGTCGTTGTGATGGCCGATGACCACGGGCGGCGCAAAGCTGGAGCTTGCGAACGTTTCGCAGATTTCGTCGAGGTCGGCGACGGTATATTTTCCCTTGTCGCCGTAATCGCCGGCGCGGAATATCTCGAACCAGCCGGTTTCCGCGAAATCGTCGCGCCGGCCCCACGCGTCGTGACAGACGGCGGCGCGCTGTTTTTCCCGGGGGTACTCGCGGTTCATGACCGGGTCGGCCATGCAGCGGTCTACGAACTGATTTCGAGTTTCGTCCTTTTCGGGTTTCGGTATCGGCATTATTCTATCCCCGCTTTCAGAAGCTTCGCGGGCGAAGATTCGAACCCCTTCGCCTGCGCGCGGTTGGCCTTCGACAGCTCCTGTAGTTTTTCCTCGCTGATTATCCCGGCGGCTTCGGCCTCGTCCGCCGTAAGCCATCTTCTATCGCAGGCGCAGTTGAAATGCAGCGGCGACTTGTTGTAATCGTCGTTGCGTCGAAACACCTCGCCGTGGCGCGGCGCGCAGACGGGGCAGACGTTTTCGCTCTGGCTGGTGAGGAACTCGAACGCCGGGTAGACCTCGCCGTTCGGGTCGACGGCATCCACCAATTGTTCGTCCGCGGCCGAATAGGCGGTCTGCATGTTGGTGCGGAATACCGTTTCGAGCTGCCCCTTGCGCAGGTTGTTAAGTTCGTCGGGCGCCAGCAGTTTTTCCATTTCCTTCTTCCAGTCGGCAAACGTTTTGCCGGCCTCCTCCGCGCGGGCCAGTGATTCCTGCACCGCT